TAGTGGTCCATCTCGTACTTGTAGCGCTTCTGCTTGGTGAATCCTATGATGTTGTCCGCGGTGCCCACGTAGAACAGCATGAACTGGTCCCTGTCATGGTAGTGCGCGAACGGCGTGTAGTCCTGCGAGAAGCCCTTCCTCTTCATGTAGTTGTCGTATATGGTGGGCAGTCCCAACAACCTCACCATCTCGCTCGCGTCGATGATTTTGATGCCGATGTCCCGGCCGTCCCATTGGTGTTGCTTGTATCGGGGTCTGTACAGGTCCAGGTTTATCCTGGTGCTACGTGACTGGTACCACACCTCCCGATTCATCACGGGGTGGTCCAGCGCCAACCATCCGCGATCCAGGGCCTCGTGTTCCTCATCGGAGTCCACTATGGCCATGGGTCGGCACAGCACCACGTCGGTGTGTTCCTGTTTGCCCAGTGTGTGATCCCAGAGTAGTTCCATTGTAGTGTACTTAATGACCTGTCAGAGACGGCTTACGCCATCTGAAACTTCGCTACGCTCGTTTCTTTTTTTAACTTACGCAGTTGTAAAACTAAATGACGCATTTATGCGTCGCCTGTGGTAGATGAGCAGTCACAATTCGGCTATTTCTAGCCGAACCGACTTGAACCCTGTGGTGAGTTCGCAGTCACCATACATCGCTACCGTAGTCGGGCGGTTGTGCTGTACCCGTTAGCTCATTCATTACAACGCGAGCCCACCAAATCCTTGTATGATAGTTTTTGGCGGACTTGGGGATTATCTTTTTCTAAGAGCCCCATCATTTTTTGCCGTTTGCATCAAAGGATTCACCTGTCGCTTGTTAGCCGCATTTCCTTGCTCACTGGTTGCGATGCTATGTTTGCCTATGAGATTTTTTTGAGAAGTTGTAGTTTGCCTATCGCACTTGTTTATACGAGTTTTCTTTGATGGTCAATATTTTTGGCTTTAAATACCACAATGAATTGGCAGTACCAAGGAAATGAAATTACCAGCCTACCTGAGGACGTGGTGGGATTCGTGTATCAGATAACCAACACCACCAACGGCAGGATGTACATCGGCAAGAAGTTGGCCAGATTCAAGAGATCGAGACCACCGCTTAAAGGCAGGAAGAACAAGCGTAGGTACAAGGTGGACTCGGATTGGCAGGACTACTACGGAAGTAGTGACGAACTTTCAGCAGATGTATTAAAACTTGGTAAGGAAAAATTCATTAGAGAGATACTATTCTACTGTTATTCCAAAGCAGAACTTTCTTATATAGAAGCACGAGAACAGTTCGCACGCAAAGTTCTAGAATCAAATGACTACTACAACGGACACATCCGTGTGCGTGTTCACGGTAAAGGAATCCTCAAGTCGTAAAAAACCCCCAACTATCTCTAGCCGGGGGTCTAATGGTTTTGCAAAATCCAATGATCGATTACGCTGACTCTTTTGCGGCGTTCTTGACTTCTTGAATCTCTTTTCTTCTTGCTTTGATCAATTTAGCAAGGTTGGCAAGTGCCTTTCTGGCCCTTGTCGCCGATGCTTTTACACCCTTGTCTACGAACTTACCATTCTCTTCTGAGTAAGTCTGTATCTCTGTCATGATCTGTTCATGTGTTTCATTTGACATAATTTACGTCCTTTCTTGTTGTCGTACGATAACATTAATTAACGTCGTCTTAATTAAAGCACGTATGATGTGGTTTTGTCAATAGGAAAAATTACACTATGATGTCAACATCGTTGGCATAATTGGTAAAGCCATTCTCTTTTACCACTTTTAGCACGGAGTTTACCCTGCTGACCAATTCGTCCTTGTGGGATATAAGGAATATGTTCTTCTGCTGTGTCCTTGCCATGTCCTTCAGCACCGCCATGGAACTCTCCACACCTGATATGTCCATGCCTGCATCCACTAACTCGTCAATGAACAGCAAGTTGATCTGTTGATAAAGGCTTTCCCACACATCTCTGAACGCCCAACTCAATGACAGTATCAATCTGTTTCTCTCACCTCTACTCAAGTTGTCAAAGTCCAGTTCCCTGCCCAGTTCCTCGATACGCACAGTTAAATCTGATTGGAATGTCACAGTGTGTGGCAGTTTGACCTTGCCCAGGAAGAACGCCAACCTCTGGTTCAGATATGTCAAGTTCTGTTCTATGATCCTGGTCCTGATGAACGAGTCCTTAGCAGTCAGTAGTTTGTACAAGAAGTCTTGGTGTCTGTGCAGGTCTTCCAGTTCGTTGGCCTTCTCGTAGTCCACTTCCTGTATAGCCTTGCTCTCTAATTCTGCGATCTGTTCCGCGTAGGTATCCTCTTTCTTCTCTGTCTGTTCCAGTTGTCTTTTCAGGTCCTGTAGTGTGCCCTTGTGGTTATAGGCCTCGTCTATGGTGTCGTAGTAGGTGTCCGGAACCTGTCCTAGATCACCTATGTCATCTATGGCCTGTTGTATTTTTGCAAGATCACTTCGCAGTTTGTCTGCGTATTCACGGTTCTCTGTCAGGTTGGATTTAAGTTTGCCAACGAGATGTTCGTGCTTGTCGTCATGCAGTGCCTGTTCGCAAGTGGGACACTTGGCCGCTTCCGCGAACTCCAAGTCCTTCTCGGTCTTCTCCACGATTGATTCTGCCTTGGTTAATGAGTCCTCATGGTACGCCTTCTCTTTCATCAGTCCACGCAATGCCGTCTGCATCTCGTTGTGTTTCTGTAATTTCTTGTGCTTCTCAATCTCGATCTCGCTGTCCACTTTCTCCAGTTCTGAAATTGCCTCTTTAAAACTCTCGATGTCTTGTGCCTTCTGTTTTGTCCATGCGGACGATCTGATCTTCAGACTCTCTATGGACTCCTGTATCTTCTCGTTGGACGCCACTTTGGCATCCAATCTCATCTTCTCTTCTGTCAGCAACTGCTTGGTGGCCTTCTGTTTCTCACGCAATAGGTCCGCCTTCTGCGACAGCAAAGTGATACCCAATAACTGTTCTATGATCTCTCTCTGTTCCGCCTGCTTGGTGCTAAGGAAAGGTTGTGTGTAGGTGTTCAGCGCCACTATGTTCTTGAACATAGCGTGGGTCATGCCTAGTAGTTTATTAATTTCTATCTGTGTTTCCCTGTTCTCGCCCTGTGCTTCGTTGGAATCTGTTTTTTGTTCAATGTCGTTGGCGTAAAATCTAAATATCTGTGGTTTACGACCACGCTCTATAGTGTAGGTCACACCGTTCTTTATAAATTTTACGCTGACCAACATTCCCTTTTCGTTGGTCTTGTTTACCAGATTGTCCCTCCTGATGTTTGTGAGTGCCTCTCCGTAAAATACATAACTTAGAGCGTTTATAATAGTCGTCTTGCCTGTTCCATTCCTTGCTCCTGCGTCATCGCCGCCCAGATCCATGTTCTCGCCTATCACTAACACTAAACTCTTGTTAGAGAAGTCGATAGCCTGTGCCTGGTTGCCCACGCTCATAAAGTTCTTGACCGTTATTTCCTTAATCGTCAGCAAGTTGTTTCCTTCTCCATTCTCTGTATCCTCTCAGCCATTCCTCCTGGGTCACAGGTTTGGCCAGTTGATCCAAAAGTGTTTTCCTGTTCACGGGCATCTCTAGGTTTCCCTTTAGTGCTTTTATCAATTTACGCTTACTGATTCTCGACATCTAGATCATTGTAGATCGCGGTGAGTATGTTCTTGTCATACACCTCCGAATCCACTCCTTGTAGTTGTTTTATAACAATCTGGTCCACACTGTCAAACTTCTGTATCTCTACCTGTGGTTGCTGTGCGGCATCGATCTGTTCTGGTATCAGTTGTAGTTCTCTTAACTGGTATTTGTCTATGAAGGTCTCCCTTATGAAGTTGGCCTCTTCATAACTTATTTTGATATCTAATGTGACCCTTACATACATCTTTGGTTTCAGGTGCTTGTCAGGATCCGCTAAAAGGTCGCTTATCTTTATGGTCCTGTACCTAGGCATGTCAGGCCAATTGATGAACTTGGGCTCGCCACCGTACTCCAACACCATCATGCCACGCTCGTCGTCTCCCGCATCTGCGTAGTTGTGTGGGAAGGCGTTGCCCATGTAAGTGATGTTTTTCATGTACTGTCGCTTGTGAAAGTGTCCTGAGAACACCCGGCCACAGCCCGCGAAATGATCTGCCTGTATCGTGCCTGTGTCTGGCATCTCCACCATGGCGTTCATCTTGAAGTAGGGCAGTTCGAAGTGTCCAAAAACATATTTCTGTGTCATCTTCTCGATCCGTTTCCATTCGTCCTCGACCACCCATGGTATGATCGCGATATCATCCTCCACCAACCACTCGTTGACGATGTGTATGTTGGGTATGTTCCTGATGTACTCCATGGAGTTGATTTCTCTTTTGTCCCTATAGTATAGATCATGGTTGCCCATTATGACATAGACTTTCTCAAATGCTTTGCCCAACCTCTCTATGTTGGACACAGTGTAGTTCATAGTTGAAACGTTGGTGGCGGACCTGTGGTGGTGCCAGTCACCTAGGAATATGCAGGTCTCACAACCATGCAACTTTGCCTGTTCTATGAACCATATCACGAACGATTCGCAGTCGTCGTTGTGTACACGACTGTTGCCCTTGAGACCAAAGTGTATGTCAGTGAAGCAGGCTACCTTTTTAAAGAATGCCATGGGTTACCATTTCTTCTTCACTACGGGTTTGTGGTTGGTCATGTCTACTTTCCTGGAATTCACAGTTTCAAAATCTGACGATTCCAGTTTACCTTTTTTCTTTAGGACCTTGTTCAGTTTAGCGATCCCTGTTTTGTTCACTTGTAGAACCTCGCCGTGTGCGGTCTTCATTTTTTTCTTGTACGAAGGACCTGTGGTCTCGTTCTCGTTCTGTCTGGTGAAGCTCGGCATCATGCCATTGAACTCCAACAGGTCGTCTCTGATGGCCTGGTTCTTCTTTTCTATGTTCAATATACGTGTGAAACTGTTCGTTATAGCCGCAGTGTAGTATGCGAAAGGGTTGTCTGATTTTGACTCATCAAATTGTAATCCGATCTGACTTAACTGCATCAGTGCCTGTGACTGCATCTCGTCGTTGTATGTGTAGCCCCTCCAGTTAGCTCGGGTGCCATACCTCTCACACAGTTTCATGTACATCAAGGCCAGTTGGTTGGTCATCTTACCATGGTCCGCGGAGAAGTGACCATTACTCATTCCGCCCACCCAGTGTGATTTTCCAACACATACAAGTTTGCCCTTCTTGTCCAGTCTGTAGTGTTGGAATGGTGGGAAGTTGACCTTGCTGTGATGGTCTGCTGTCTGCTTAGGGTTCTTCTTACGTGTGTCGTCCATGGGCACGTGATCGAACATCATCACACGGAACACCAGTTCCGTCTTGTCGATCTTCCGGGGTGACACAGTGTAGTCCGCCAGTTTGATTTTTTTCATGCCCGCCGCCTTGGCCTGCTCCCAGGCCTCCTGTGTGAGGCGCTTGGCTTTGATCTTCTTGGCCTCTGCTATGCTCCTGGTGTTGATCTTCTTCAGATTGGGCACGATGATATCGTACTGCGCATCTTCGGGCGTGACATACGAGCAATAGGTGTTCTTGCTGGCGTGTATCTGTGCCAGTAGATCTCGGTTGTTTAGGTACTTGACTCTTTTCATAAATTCTTTCGCTTTATATTAAAATGTACTGCAAAGTGACCACAAACAGGTCGGTTAGAATCGTGCCGCTAGAGTAATTAAGTGCGCCTAAAATTGTGCCTATAAATATAGTTAAAGTATACGAAATTTTACAAAGGAAAGCAACCTATAATACATGGCGACACTAGGTGGAATAATAAAGAACGTAGCAGGTAGTTTCTTCAACAAGACCCTGAGCAGGCTCACGGGTGCTGGTATTTCTACAGATTCCAGACTGGTGCAGGCCAGGGCTAAGTGGTCGGGCAGGAACGACAAGACCGACTGGCGCGTTAGGCTACAAGTGCCGGAAGCATCACCATTACAGAAGTTCTTTGATTTTGACAACAATCCCCTGATGACACCACTGGCTGAATCGCGTGGTATTTTCTGGCCATTGACACCGGCAGTCGTGATACAACATTCTGCGAACTACAACACCATGGATCAGGTCCACAGCAATTACCCACACTATGCTTACCAAAATTCACAAGTGGATCAGATGAACATCATAGGAGAGTTTCCTGTGCAGAACAGTGAAGACGCAAAACATTGGGTGGCCACCGTTAATTTTCTAAGGACGGCGACTAAAATGTTTTTCGGCAACGACGACGGTGATGGGTTGAAAGGTAACCCACCACCTATCATGCACCTTTATGGTTATGGTGATCACATGTTCAACAAGATACCGGTGGTGATCAACTCTTTTAACGTTGAATTGAGACCGGGCATAGACTATATTTCGACTAAACAGACTAATACACCTTACAAACAGTTGTCAGGTGCGGACGCAGGATTCTTTATGAACGCCGAGGGTGATTCACAGTCGTGGGCTCCAACACTTTCTAACATATCTGTTTTGATCACACCAATATACAGCAGAGATTCGATCAAAAACTTCTCGATGAAGAAATTCGTCAGGGGTGAGTTGAATGGCAAAGGCAGTAGCGAGGTAGGATTTATCTAATGGCCAAATATTCAAACACTTCGCCGTACTTCGAGACACGTGAAATATCGAACTATCTAGACATAATGAATCCTAGGACCATAACAGCAGAGCAGGATGATCAATCTTACACCATTGAGAGAACCTACGCTTACAGACCAGATCTGTTGGCCTATGACTTATATGGATCACCGAGGCTTTGGTGGGTGTTCGCTCAGAGGAATCCAGACCAGATAGAGGATCCGATCTATGACTTCAAACCAGGAGTGACGGTTCAGTTGCCCAAGAAAGACAATCTGCTCAAAGATCTAGGGATTTAGATCATGCCAGATCATTTTAACAAGACATCTGCACAACAGCCGCAGTACGCGACAGCGGACGATGTAGCACCCAACAAATCTACCATAAACAAAACTAACGAGACCTATGTGACCAACATATCGGATCCCAACATGCTGTTCGAGTTCGCGTCCTACAACACACTATTCACACTGAGTGGTCTGGGCAAGAAGGATCTCGAGAACACCGCCACGCTGTTGAAGTCCAGACCACACGACATAATAGCCAGGAGCTCGGGCATAGGTGCTAACGAGAACCAAGACAGAGCTGATATTAATGTTGATAACAAAAAGATTATAAACGAGAACGAACGATTAAAAGGCGCCGTAGACAAGAGCAGGAATGTACTCAGCCAGAACAGAGACTTATACATCAAGAGTGTGATTATGAACTCCCTACCGGGATTGAACGAGAAACGCAGGTTAACTTCGGTCACTGACATAACCATGGAGATAGTTGAGCCCTATGGCATTACGCTCCTGGAGAGGATTCGTGGGGCGGCCATCAACAACAATTATCTAGATCACTTAGACGCACCCTATCTGTTAACGGTGGAGTTCCGAGGTTTTGACGAGCAGTCGCGCGTGATAAATCAATTTGGCAAGGATGCCACCAAGCGTGTGATACCGATCAAGATCATAGACATGCAGATGGATGTAAATCAAGCGGGCACCGTTTACACGGTCAAGGCCATACCCTACAACGAGTTCGGGTTCGTCAACACCTACACGGAGTTGAAGACGTCGGGCAGTCTCTACCCACAGGGCAAGACCGTCGCGGATGTTGTCAAAGCGCTGGAGGACCTCATGAACCAAGGGGCGGAGGATGATCGAGCGGCGGGCAAGATCGGTATACCAGACAAGTATCAGATTTCCATACACGAGGATCTCAATCCTGAGAAGACATTCGATGTCAGTAGCATAGATCAGACAGGAATGTACAAGCAACAGACCGAGGTGGTTGGTGTGGTGGACACAGGAGACGTTCCGGTGGAATTCATGAAGGTCAACACAGGAAACAACATCATCAAGGTACTCGAGGAGATAATGAAGGGACATCCGGATTTCACTGAAAAGAAATACAAAGAGTTCCGACAGAAAGCATCCAGGGAGTTGGGCCTGGCACAGTTCAAGGGTGGCGCACAGGCGGTGCTGGAACAAGCCGAGGAATTCTATTTCAAATACTTCAGGATAAAATCCAGTGTGATACCCGACGACAGCAATTTTGATTTGAAACGTGCGACCAATCCCAAGATAATCAAGTTCACCATAGAGCCCTACAAGATACACGCCTACTCGTTGTCCATACCAGGGGTGAGCACAGGAAAGAACTTCAAGAACTTCGTGTTCAAGACCTACAACTACATATTCACGGGCGACAACGTGGATGTGTTGGACCTAAACATCAACTACAGGGTGGCTTATTACCAAGGCGCACTCAAGGACGTGCAGGCCACCAACACCAGGAAGAACACGGTGGAGAATGTCAGGGGTCAGCCCACGGGAGGGACGACGGCACAAGAACATTTCGGAGATGGCAATCTACTACTGAAGACCGAGTCCACCATATTCTCCAGCCCGGGCACGGGCAAGACCGGAGGCACGCCCACAGAACTGGACGCGTTCCTTGACACGTTGACACACCCGTTGGCGGACATGGTCAACATCAGGATGGAGATACTGGGCGATCCCGCATGGCTGGGACAGAGCCAGTTCATACCAGTGAGTCCTGAATTATTTGGTACCAAACGCATACACAGGGACACAGACATGGACTACTGGCAGAGTGCCAGGAACAGGATATGGAACGATGAGTTCCGTTGCTACAATCCCGACGTGGCGGAACCCATCGTGCTCCTGAATTTCAGGATGCCCACAGATCTCAATGACAGGACAGGGGTGTATGACCTCCAGAGTGATCAGTCGGCCGAGTTCAGCGGACTGTACAGGGTGATCGGAGTGGAACACAATTTCTCGGACGGCAAATACACCAACGTATTACAGATAACAAGATTTAACAATCAAGGAGTGACTATATCTAACCCTGTGCCCACATCTGTTGTGTTATCAAAAGACGGCACTACATCTGAAGTAAAAACCTTCAGTGAGGCACAGAAACTCGTTACCGAACTGCAGGGTGTGTACAAGGATGTAAGTAACATAGGAAGAAAGTTCACTGACTTGATTTCTAAAATAAAAGGATTTTTTAGTTAATGGCACAGAGAGATTATTTGAAAGGACACGCTTCGACACCCAAACCGTCGGGCAGTAACTGGAACCAGGAATGGTCGGTCACTAACTCCGGACCCTACCTTGGCATAGTCAAGGGCAACAAGGACCCAGCCAGGATGGGAAGGCTCAAGGTTTTCATACCAAGCCTAGTAAAGACAGAGAACCCCACAGAGAAGCAGTTGATAACCTGTGACTACCTATCACCTTTCTATGGTGCCAAGGGCGCACAGTACACCAACGGTGTTTCCAGGGAGTTCGAGGACAGTCAACATTCGTATGGTTTCTGGGCGGTGCCACCTGACCTAGACACCAAGGTTCTCGTCATATTTGCCGAGGGCAAGATGGACCAGGCCTATTGGATAGGTTGTGTTCAGGATCCCTACACCAACCACATGACACCGGGAATAGCGGCCAGTGCCAACACTTGGGACAAAGTGACCGGGGAACAGGAAGGCCCCCCGGGCGCACAACAAGATTTAATCGACAAGCAAAAAAATTACGGAACAAAAACAGTACCAGCCGGTGAACTTAACAGGAACACACCTGGTGCTCTCGCCAATGGTAATTATGAGTCAACCCCAAAACCTATACATCCTTTCGCGGATGTGTTGTTGAAACAGGGCTTGATAGCTGATCCAATTAGGGGAACAACGACGTCGTCGGCCAGGAGAGAGACACCCAGTCAGGTGTTTGGTATAAGCACACCGGGTAGGAAAGATACCGGCACACCAAAGAAGAAAGTGGGTTCAAAAGATTCAGAAGCCACCGACTACGTGACAAGGACCACAGGTCACACGTTTGTTATGGACGACGGTGCCGTTAACGGTACGAACCAACTGACAAGGTTAAGAACTGCTTCGGGACATCAACTTTTGATGCACGACACCGAGGGTGTTGTGTACATAGCAAACGGTTCGGGAAACGCCTGGATAGAGATGCAGAGCAACGGTAGGATAGATCTATACTCCGGAGTGGGTGGTATCAATATGAGGACAGAGGGAGACTTCAACCTGCACTCAGACAGCAACATCAACATGCATGCCAACGGACAGGTAAGATTCAGTTCGGCCAAGGAGATGATACACTCTGCTGACCTACTGTTGAACCTCGGAGAGAAGGGCATACTTAATAGTTCGCAGGCGGGATCTGTAAGAGACTATGCTAGGGACGGAATATCATCATTCACCGGTGGCACACAGTTACATGGCGCTTCCGGACAGATACACCTAGCGGGATCGCAGGTTCACTTCAACTCGACCAGCGCGAGCCCAACGTGGGGGCCAAATTGGCTCACACCAGAAAAAGCAGGAATGCAGTTGAGGGACGAGGGAGATGTGGAGCTCACACAGAAAGGCATCAAACCTCTAGAACAGTTCACAAGGAAGACCAAGACCACAGTACACAGATTCGTCACACACGAACCCATGTTCAGGGCCAGCGTGATCGGTAATGATGGAATCATACCGGTGGACAGTGATGACAAGAAGAGATGGAGCCAGTTGGCCAACACACCAGGTACGGCCGAATTCGTCAACCAGCAGAACAGGCTGAGTGAGAACAGCGCGATTAGAGATGCGCAATACCAAGCGGACGCACTGGAGTACGTGAAACAGAAGATGGGATCGAGCACCAATGCAGTCAAAGCCAAACAACTACTCACCGACTTCGGATCTAAGTACAATGACATCTACGGAATAACAAATAAAATAAATCTACCTTTCGACATCAAGGACAGTATATCAGAGAAGATCAAAGGATTCGAATTCAACACAGATGTTAAGAATCTGACATCAAATCTAACGTCACAGGTGGTGGAGTCGTTCACGGGCAAGAGCACGGAACTGTTCAAGGACAACGTTTTCGTCAATCAAGCAGGTGAACTGTTCACACTGGGTAATAACACACTGTCTGGAATTTCTGGCAACATTGATTTGGCCAATAACGCCTTGAACTCTGTTCAAGGTCTCACAAAGAATCTTTCAGCGGGCAACATAGTGCCAAGCATATCTAACCTAAGCAGTATAACTCAGACGTACTCAAGTGTTGTAGGTGGCAAGATAGTGGGCATGAACCAGGTCAAGAGCCTGGCCAGCAAGGCGGGACTGTTCAACGCCAGGGACGCCTCTAGATTGGGACAGAGTTTCCTACAGAACGTGGGAGTGAATCTATCCAGCAAGATAGGTGCCATAGGTGGTGTGGTCAAGAATTTCTTCAGTGGATTTAAATTCAGTGACCAAAGATTGAAGGAAGACATAAAATTAATCGGCAGATCCGCACAGGGAATCAACATCTACGAGTTTAAATACAAGCAGTTGCCGGGCACATACCAGGGCGTGATGGCACAAGAGGTGCCGTGGGCCAGTGTTATAACCGACACGGGATTCTACATGGTTGACTATAATAAAGTGGACGTGGAATTTAGGAGATTGAACTAATGGCAGAGAAGAACCAAGACCTATCAAACAGGAAAGTGACCTTCAAGGGTTTCAGTAGCCGTGCGGATAAGCAAAACTTCAAACTGTACGACTTCGAGGTTGCCAAACAGGACCTCATCAACAGGCTTTCCGTCAGGAAAGGCGAGCGTGTGGAGAATCCTGAGTTTGGAACTATAATATATGATGCGTTGTTTGAGCCCTTCACGGAAGCATTGAAAGAGGCTATAGTGGAGGATGTCACAGCAAACCTTAACGCGGATCCACGTATCAGCACACAGGAGATACTGGTCACAGAAGCCGATAAGGGCTTGGCTATACAGGCCACTATAACATATGTGCCCCTGAACATCACTGAGAAACTGAGGTTCAACTTTGATGAGAACTCGCTTCTACGTCTATCTTAATATACGCACATTTCCTCGCATATAAATACCGTTGTATATACAATGGCCACAACAGATAGACAGAACAGATTACTAGTAGCCGAGGATTGGCGTAAGATCTACCAGGCTTTCCAACAGGCAGACTTCAAAAGTTACGACTTCGAGACACTGAGGAGAACTATGGTGGCGTATCTTCAGGAGAACTATCCAGATGACTTCAATGATTTTGTTGAGAGTTCTGAGTATGTGGCCCTCATAGATCTGATAGCCTACATAGCACAGGCCCTGTCATTCAGGGTTGATCTCAACGCAAGGGAGAACTTCCTAGAGACAGCCGAGAGGAGGAATTCTATTTTAAGGCTTGCACGTCTGATCAACTACAACGCAAAGAGAAACCTTCCAGCCACAGGACTATTAAAAGTAGATTCTATATCTACTACACAGAATGTCAATGACAGTTCGGGAACAAACTTAGCGAACCAAACTATAATTTGGAATGATTCCGCCAACTCCAATTACAGAGAACAATTTATTGCTATATTGAACGCGGCCAACCAGACCGGACAACTGTTCGGCAGTCCTAGAGAAGCAAACAAGATAGGTGGAGTCGATACAGAGGTATACACTTTAAGTTCCAATCAACTGGATTTGCCGATATTCACTTTCAGTAAAAGCATTGGTGGAACAACAAGGGCATTTGAAATAGTGTCGAGTACTATAACAGATTCGGAGTCGATCTATGAATCGTCTCCAGTACCCGGAACCGGATTGACATACACATATAGGTCGGATGGAGCAGGAGATAGTTCCAACAGCACAGGATTCTTTTTCCTTTTCAAACAAGGAACTATAGAGAGACAGGAGTTTTCTGTAGACACCGCCATAACAAACTATGTTAAAAGTTTTGATACCAGTAATGTTAACAATACCGATGTATGGTTGTATAGATTGGATCAGTTTGGACAGATTGCGGAACAGTGGACCAAGGTACCAGCACTGACAGGCAACAACGCCATCTATAATTCTTTATCAAAAGATATAAGGAATATTTACAATGTTGTCACAAAAAACAACGACACGATAGATCTTGTGTTTGGCGACGGCAACTTCTCTAATCTACCATTGGGCAACTTTAGAACATACTACAGGATCAGCGACAACGCCAAGTATGCAATACAACCTGCCGACATGCAGGCGGTATCATTATCTGTTCCTTACATAGACGCTAATGGTTCACAACAGACTTTGACGATTACCTTGAGTCTTAAACAATCGGTTTATAATTCGGCCGCGACGGAATCAAATGACTCGATCAGAGAAAAAGCGGCACAGGTTTACTACTCTCAGAACAGGATGATCACAGCGGAAGACTACCAAGTTGTGCCATTGTCGGCATCACAAGAAATCGTCAAGGTTAGATCTGTGAACAGAAGCGCTTCGGGAATCTCAAGGGCCAAGGAGATACTGGATCCAACAGGGGCATATTCAAACGTTTCAGTGTTCGCTGAGGACGGAATTCTCTACAGGGAAGAGAGCACACCAACATTCACATTTACCTTCAACAACAGGAGCGAAATACAATCAGTCCTTGATGGTTCTGTTGAAACAAAATTAAAAGAAGCGTATGCCAGGCAGTTCTATTATGACAAGTACGATGCCAAAAGCCTGACGTCACTGACAGCGACATGGAATTCCACAACAACCACGACCAACACTAACACTGGGTACTTCACATCGGGCGGTGCGTTGGCTGTGGGAAATTTTGCAACATCTAATCTCAAATATGCCAAGGAAGGTGCTCTGATAAAATTTACATCACCAGACACTAGAAAGTTCTTGAACGGAACACTAGTGACATCAGGTACAGACAACGCCGAGGACAGAGCCTGGGCTAAGATATCAGACGTTGTGGGAGATGGTTCGAACAACGGACAAGGTAATCTTTCCACAGGAGTGGGACCTATCACACTGAATGATATTATACCCAACGGTGCTGTGTTGAATGCGGTGATCCCGAGTTTCACAACTGCTTTTTCGACTGTGCTGGAGGCAGATATCATAGACAGGATAGAAAACTATGAGGACTTTGGTCTTAGATATGATGTGGACAGCGAAGAATGGAGAGTTATAACAACTACCAACCTAAGCACCAGCACTGTGTTCAGTCTAGCAAACACTGGTAGTACTGCTGGCACCAATCTAGACGCCAGTTGGTGGTTCAAATTCACCAATGACGGCAACACCTACACAGTGCACTACAGAAAACTGGACTACATTTTTGAATCAGAATCACAGAACAAATTCCATTATGACACGGAGGAAAGAATCTACGATTACAAGACCGGTAATGTGGTCAAAGATACGGTTAAAATTTTAAAGACAAATTCTATTTTATCTTCAGGAAACGCAATAGGTCATCCCATCACATGGCAGGTCACGGACACAGTGACCGAAGCCGACGGATTCCAAGACAACAGGAAGATCAAGGTTGGTTTCTATGACCGTGACGACGACGGCGTCGTAGACAACCCAGAACTGTTTGATATATTCGTGGAACCAGACACATCGGTGTCTACAAAATTCGTGTTCTTCGAGAAGTATATCTCATATGACACCATAGAAAGATTCCGACCTTACGCGGCGAGTAACTTCGTGGTGACACAGAACGAAACTGACATCAATCTAAACACAACAACATACACCGACGGACAACTATTTTATTTTTACGCAGACACGGAAAATGTTGTCAAGAAGTACAGTTCAACCACAAACATTTTGACAACAACCACAGATTACTATGCGAGGAGAGGCAGAAGTTCTATAGACTTCCAGTACAAACACCACGCAGGACAAGAGACCAGGATAGATCCTAGCGTTTCAAACATAGTGGATGTCTACCTATTGGAGAGGACCTATGACAACCTATTCAGGATTTGGCTACAGGACGGTGGATCAAAACCCACAACATCTACTTCAGACACACTGCGTATAAACTATTCGGGTGTGTTAAACCCATTGAAATCTCTGTCCGATCAGATAGTGTATCATCCGGTCAAGTACAAGATATTATTTGGAACAAGTGCCAATGAAGAACTTCAAGCAACATTCAAGGTCGTGAAGAACTCAAAAACCAATGTCACAGACGCAGTGATCAAGACCAGGGTGATCGCCGCTATAAACGAGTTCTTTGCCTTAGACAACTGGGACTTCGGAGACACTTTCTATTTCACAGAATTAGCCGCATATGTACACAACCAGTTAGCACCAGACTTACTGACGGTTGTGATAGTACCAAACCAATCAGGACAGGGTTTTGGGTCTCTGTTTCAGATAAACTCAGCGGCAGACGAGATTTTCATCAGTGGGGCCACCGTTGATGATGTGTCAATAATAACAGCGCTTGGAGCCAATCAACTTGAGGCTTCGGGAACTGTGGTCACATCAACATCAACTGCCACTATCAACACCACCACAGGATCAGCGGTATCAGGCTCTACTACAACAGGTTCCGGTTCAAGCACCGGCAGTAGTGGGGCAGGATATTAATGGCCGACGATCCAATTAACGCACTGACCAACAACGAAGTCGTCAAGCAGGGCACGAACGAGTATCGTAGGACGGTACAGCACCTACCAGCGTTTTACAGGACCGACACCAACCAGCGTTTCCTGGCCAGCACTTTAGATCCACTAGTACAGAAAGGTCAACTGGAGAGATTAGACGGGTTCGTAGGAAGGCAGGACGCTTACACCAGGCAGATCACAGACAGATACATAGGCGCCACCAGCAGGGATAGGTTCGCATATCAATTGGAACCAGCCGTGACATACACGGACAGAGACACAACTTCGGTGAATCCAGAGGACCAGGTCAAGTTCACAGGAACGTATGACGACTACATCAATCAGATCCAGTACCTAGGAGGCAAGGTCGACAACCATGACAGGCTCAACAAGGAGACCGTGTACAGTTGGAACCCGGCCATAGACTACGACAAGTTGGTCAACTACAGAGAATACTACTGGCTACCCAATGGACCGAGCGCCATAGAAATTGATTCAGTCGGCACAGGTGCGGTAGCGGAATACAAGGTGGAAGCACTACCCGATGACGGATCTTCCGGAAGGGCATACACTTTCCGACATCTCGAGAACGAGAGGAATCCAGACATGACGCTCTGGAGGGGCAACACCTACAAGTTCACAGTGGAAGCACAGGGACATCCATTCTACATAATGACCGAGCCCAGCAGGGACGGTATTGGCGCTGATGGGTCAACATCGGTGTTGTACACATCTGGTGTGACCAACAACGGTGCTGATCAGGGCACTGTGACATTTGTGGTGCCAGACGGAGCACCCGACACTTTATATTACCAGTGTGGTAATCATGACGGCATGTACGGAATACTACACATAAGGACAGTGGCCTCCACATCACAGATCAACGTGGCCGACGACATAGTGGGAGTCAAGAATTACAAATTGAGGACACTGGCATTTTCAAACGGCATGAAGATCAAGTTCAGTTCCAGCAAGGTCCCAGCCGCGTACAGGAACAAGGAATACTACGTAGAGGGGGTTGGAGATGCAATCACCTTGACCGATACCACGGTGCTGGCCACTCCAGAGAGCTACGCCACGGATGGTTCTCCGGTGGATAAGGATTACATAACAATCAAGAGGGATTCACTAGATCACAACGCATGGTCAAGATACAACAGGTGGTTCCACAGATCCGTGATAGAAAAAGCGTCGCAGGTAAATGGAACAAGCACGGTTCTTGATGAGACGGACAGGGCCAAGAGACCCATAATTGAATTTGATTCGGGACTGTCACTGTACAACTCAGGAACAGTGGCCAAGAATCCAGTGGACCTCTTCGACACGACCACCAGGGACGCGTTCAGTCAGGTCTCAGGACAGTTTGGATACTTCTGTGACGAGACTGCCATAACAGACGGCATGAGGATCATATTCTCGGCGGACACCGATCCGTTGGTGAGGAGTAAGGTATACGTGGCCAACTTCGTCGACGCAGGTGATTCCACGGTGCTGTCGTTGACATTGAACGAGGACACTAACGGCACGGCACTGGACAAGGACACGGTGTTTGTCAAAGGTGGAGTTAACAACAAGGGTAAGTCATACTACTATGATGCCGCTTCCACAACATGGAAAATTACACAACAGAAGACAGCGTTGAACCAACAGCCGTTGTTCAACATGTACGACAACAACCACACCAGTTTCGACGACGCCACGGCGTATCCCAACTCGTCATTCGCAGGAGCCAAAGTATTTGCCTATGCCACGTCAGACACTGCGACCACAGACACGGTGCTGGGTATAAAGGTCAAGTACAACACCATCAATAACGTGGGAGACATGGTTTTCGAATCTGATCATACGTCAGGAACGTTCACATATCAAGTGGATGGCAAGACAGTGACCAAGAACTTGGCCGAGGGACACCTACACTACACAACAGGCAGGACCACGCACAATAGCAAGAGTGCTTGGATCAAGCGTACCAACGAGAGCAAACAGCGTGTGATCAGGACGCATATAGTCGATGACACAGAGAAGAGACTCTTTCCAATTGATTTCTACACCAACTCCGCGTCATTAACGGATCTGGAGATAAGTGTGTCAGTGAATGGTGTGAGGAAGACACTGACCACGGACTACACCTTGGTCAACGGCACAACCAACAAGTATGTGAGATTCGTCAAAGAACTGAAAGTCAATGATCAAATCAGGATAGCCGGCTACAGCAGTGCCATCAAGGTCACTAACAAGGGCATCTATGAGATACCCGAGAACCTCTCAACGAACAGTTTAAACCAGACCATAGGCACGTTCACGTATGGACAGATACTGAAACATGTCACTGACATATTTGACAAGAACCAAGATCTCACAGGCGCGGTCCCAGGTGCTACGAATCTCAGGGACATACCGGAAGCGAGATTGAAAGGTGGTACTATACACCAACACGAGGCACCGTTGGTGCCAGCGATATTCAATCTAGTGGACCAGGAAGCAAACGCCATCGCGGCCATTGACTACGTCAACCAGGAATACGAGAAATGGTACAACGCATTCTTGACAAAAGCAATCGGAACGGCATACGAGGGTGTGGCTAGAGATCGTGTGGATGAGATAATCGAAAGTATTAACGTAGGCAAGAACAGTTCATTTCCGTTTTTCTACGAGGATATGGTGGGTTGGGGACAAAACGTCTCAACAAGGACATACACGGTACAGGGCACTTCCCAAAAAGATTACGCTATGGATTCACAGCACAATGTCACAACACTGAGTAACAGGGCGGTATACGTTTATCTTAATGACACACAACTTGTATTGGGCACAGATTACACATTCAGCACAACCGACGATAGTATAAACATATCAAAAGCACTTGCAGTGGGCGACACAATAGTGATCAAGGATTACGCCGACACAACTGGAAGTTACATACCGCCAACGCCTACCAAGTTGGGAATGTATCCAAAATTCAAACCCGAGTTATTCACGGATGACACATACACAACCAACACTACAGTAATAAGAAGACACGACGGATCTATAATCAAGGCCTACGGTGATGAACGTGATGATCTGATACTGGAACTCGAAAAGAGGATATACAACAACTGCAAGACAGCATACGACAGCACGTTGTTAGACATACATGATGTCCTACCAAGTGCGTTTAAATCTACAGATTACACCCTCGTAGAGATAGATGACATCATGGGCACTGACTTCTATGTGTGGGCGGGACGTAACAGTGTGCAGTACATCAATAACACAACGTTCTCGGAGGGATCTCCGTTCACTTACAACTATGCCAACTCGACGGGCAGACTGACTGGTGCTAAACTGCCAGGACACTGGAGGGCCATCTACAAGTACCACTACGACACAGACGCACCACACACTAGACCATGGGAGATGTTGGGGTACTCCGAGAAACCAAGCACATGGGATGACACCTACGGACCAGCACCTTACACTTCTGGAAATGACATATTATGGAACGCCATAGCCACTGCGCCAGGCAGGTACGGCAAGCCGGGAATAACCAATTATATACCAGTAGACGCATCTGGTAATCTGCTCGATCCCATAGCGG